CTTCGTTGATAAGTCTTTTCCTAACTTAAATTTAATAACATACGATAACATACGTTTACATAAGGAGAAATAAGATGTCATTAGACAACATAAGAAAAAATAACTCTATAGATAAACTGCTTGGCGCAGTCACTAAAGAGAACCAACCTCAAGAAAAGAAATCATATACAGACGAGAGACTATGGAAACCTGAGCTAGATAAATCTGGTAATGGTTACGCAGTTTTGAGATTCTTACCAGCAGTACATGGTGAGGAGTTGCCATGGGCAAAAGTATATTCACATGCTTTTCAAGGTCCAACTGGTCAGTGGTATATTGAAAATTCATTAACTACTGTTAATCAGAAAGACCCAGTATCAGAGTATAATACTGCTTTGTGGAACACAGGTGCTGAATCTGATAAAGAGATCGCTAGAAAACAAAAGAGAAAGTTACAATACTACTCTAACGTCTATGTAGTGACAGACCCTAAAAATCCTCACAATGAAGGTAAAGTATTCTTATTCAGATATGGTAAGAAAATATATGATAAACTTTTGGCTGCAATGCAACCAGAGTTTCAAGATGAACAACCCGTAAATCCATTTGACCCATTTAGTGGCGCTAACTTTAAATTAAAGATTAGAAAGGTCGCTGGTTTTTGGAATTACGATACTTCAGATTTTGAATCATCTTCTAAACTATTTGAAGACGAGGCAAAAGTAGAGGCTGTATGTCAAAAAGCATATGCTCTAAAAGAGTTTACAGCTGCAGATAACTTTAAATCATATGACGAGTTGAAAACTAGACTTGACATTGTTTTAAGTGGTAAAACTGTGGTCGGTAATGTCGCAGAGGATATACAAAGTGAGACACCTGTAGAATCGAAAGAGGCTCCTATTACTAAGAGTCAAGACGATGATACGATGAATTACTTTGAAAAACTGGCAAATCAGTAGGAAAATCAAGGAAAAATTAACCCTTGACAATATCATCTATACCGTGTATATTTAATACAAATAACAGAGAAAGGCGAAATGATGATAAACTTTCTAAACAAACTGTTCTCAGTAGAGAACCAAAAAACGTCTAAAGGAGACTATATCATGGGTAGACAAGCACTAAGCAAAACTACAAAAATCAGAAACCTATTTAATACAGGTGCTGATGTAACGTGGAAATCTTTAAGAAACAAGTTCGATCTTAAATCTCCAGCTGCAATGGTTGGAAAATTAAGAAACGAAGGTATGATGATTTATGAAAATAGATCAGCAAAAGGTGTTTCTTACAGAGTTGGTACACCTTCTAAAGCGATTATCGCTGCAGGTATCAACAAAGTGTTCGGTAAGCAAGTAGCTTACAGCGCATAATTCAACTTGTAGATGTTGAACTCAAGAGGGGGCTTCGGCCCCCTTTTTTTATAGGATAATTAAAATAGCAAATGAAGTATATTGAGGCAAAAGAAAAATATCCCTTTGGTGTTCGTAATTTTTATGAAGATGCCATGTTTGCAAAAATAACAAGACCTACTATTAATGGAGTAGAAGAGGTACCTTTACACGTAGATTTAGGTTTAACTACAATAGAAAAATCAAATACAATACGAAATAAACTAAATCCAAAAATGACAAACTGGTACATGCATAAAGAAAGTGTATCATATGCTTGGATTGCAGAGAGAGCCTGTAAACTTGCTGAAGAGATTAGTAAAGAATTATCTAAAACAAAATTTGAGTGTCATGAAATGTGGGGTGTACACTATAAAGAAAAAACAAATGCTAAACCACATAGACATTGGTTATATCAATATGCATTTGGTTATTATATAAAAGTACCAGAGTATGCACCAATAGTTTTTCCTACAGCTAATTGTGAATACAATCCTAAACCTGGCGATCTAATAGTTTTTCCTGGTCATATAACTCATGAAGTTAAACCTGTAGATGGCGAAAGAATAATGGTTGCAGGTAATCTTAGAAATACTTTTTGGGATGTAGAAAGAAATCTACAAAATTCTGCTATAGTTGATATTAAAAAGCAGCCTCAAGAATAGGGTCGTTATCTGTTACTGTTTTACTTACAACTGTATTATTAGTTTGTGAATTATTATTTGACTTAGCATCAACAACTTGTATCACAGCTGGTTGCGTTTGAGTAGAACCTGAAGCGTTAGCTGCCATTTCACCATTTAATTGTTGAGAAGTACCATTAACACGTTCCATGGCAGCTATCATTTCTTTAGCACCTGGACCTTGTATGAATGCTGAACCTGAGGATGTAGTTACTGTTTTTACTGTTCCGCCCTCTTTAGCTTCAGCTGCGATTTGTTCTGCGATCTGAGCATCACCTGTGCCAGCAGTATCTAACTGACTTTCGCCAGTTGCCATAGTCTCATTGTAAACTCTTTTATAGGCTTCTGCTGGGCTTTCACCACCAGGTCCGATTGCTTTTGCAGCTGCGATGGAGCCTTTAGTCATCGCTTTTAATATGAGACCCATATCTGCTATCTTACCTTTTAGATCACCTATCATAGATTCACTATCAAAACTAAATATGTCTTTAAAGAATTTTCCTACACTTTTTACAGTATCAGTTATCAAGTCTTTTAGTGAAAACGCTTCTATATCTTCCTTGTTGAAACCAAAGAAACCCATCAATGCTTTTATGGCAGCATCGTAAGGCATAAACACTATATCAAAAAAACTCTCTACATTAAAGTTATCTTTAATTGTTGCTTTTAGTGATTCGAAGTCAAATTTAAAAAACTCTATAATTTTTGTTATAATACCTTCCTCACCAGTAAAGAAGTCTGTAATTTTTGTCTTGACTTGTTCTATCTTCTCTGGTATAGTTTTAGTAAAGAAACCTTTTACATCATTAAAGAATCCTTTTATTCCACCAATCAAACCACTTTCACCATCCTCACCAACAAAAAAATTAGTGATTGCTTTTTTGGCATCCTCAAATTTTTGTGGAACTGTTTCAGTAAAGAAAGTTGTGATAGCTGCTATTGCAGGTCTTAATCCTACACCATTGACACCATCCTTGAAGAATAAGAATTTAAATATATCTTTTATTACGTTAAATGTACCTGCTATGAAAGGCACCACTTTATTTACTATAAATTCTTTTGTACTTTCATAAAAAGGACTATCAAGAAATTTTTTAAATGCAACAAGAAATCCTATAAAGGCTGCAGTTTTAAGTGCTGGCATTAAACCACTCATGATTTTATCTTTTGCACCTACGCCTAGTTTTTTTAATCCACCAACAAATGCATTTGGTAAATTTTTAAATCCCTTTACCATCTTACCTAATGACAGAGTTTGTTTTAAGTTATTCATTTGAATTCGTCTATTCTGTCTATTCTCTAATCTTTTTTCTGCTCTATCTATTCTGTCTTGAGTTTGTTGATATGCATTTGTCTTTTTCAACTGTTCAGTAGATAAGTCAGAGTTTTCACTTAACTTAGCAAGTGCAGCTTTTTGTGCCGTTATATCTTCTTTAATTTTTCTATCTTCTTGTAATTGTTCTAGACTGATACCTTGTGCTTGACGAGCAATAATAGTTTGTTCTCTTTGTTGTTTTAGTTCTAGACTTCTTGCATCTGTATTAGATTTTAAATCCATAGAAGCCATTGATGCAGCTTCTTTTGCAGCTTTTAATTGTTCTTCTAATTGTGTTTTTTGTTCACCAGATGAGTTAGCAATTTGATTTTTTAGTTTATCAAGTGCCTCTTTTGCTTTTGTGTCAGAAACTTCTAGTTTTTTTCTTGATTGTGCAGCTGACTTTTTCTTTTGTTCTTCAGCCATAGTATTCTGTTTTTGAATAGATTTAGTCAAAGACCCTAATGTGTCTTTTAAATCTGTTCCAGCTGCGCCAGTTGCTACGACCATTATTTTTTACCTTTAGGAAGTGATGCACCAGGTTTTCCAACATATAACCCAAAGAAAGCTGCACCTGCACCAACGATAGTTGATATAAACATCGCTTGTGAGTTTGTAGGTTCTGGTAATGTCATAAACCAAGTGATTGATTTGTAGAAGGCATATATGTATGCTAACATAATAAGTCTAGGGATTAATCTAAATCTATCTAATACACCAGCAGTTTGATTATACCATGTTTTCTCTTCCTCTGGTGAGGCAGGTATTAAGTCTTCTTTACTTACTTCATACTCTTTACTGGTCTCTTTTACTTTTACTTTATCCATTTTTATTTCTCGCTTGTTCTTCTCTTTGTTTTCTATTCTCTTCTTTTATATATTCTAATAACATTGTCAAGTAAACTTCCCTTTCCCACGGCATCATGTTTTCTAACTCTGTTAACGAATACTTATGATGTTGCATCAAACCAAAGTTGGTTTTAAAGTAGTTCGTTATAGAGTCGTGAGAAAGGCCTATGCTAAAAAACTTTGTAAGCCTTGTACCACAACTTCACTATCAACCTTGGTCTTAGGATTAGTCACTTTTACAACTGTTTTTAATGTCGGCATAGTTGCAAAGAAACTCATAATCTTACCAAGTTGTTCAGTATTAAAAGAACCAACGAAGTCGTCTAATTCTTTTTCAGTATAATCAACTTTGTTATATAATTTCTCACCTTCAGATATTGTACCAATACATGTCTTAACTAATTCAAGAGCTGCATCTGTATCATCTGTTGAGAAACCTTTTTCAAAATCAGATAATGTAGGATAGCCCATTTCAATCTTAATAGTATCAGTAATATTTATCATATTAGTGTGACCTTCATCAACGATTGGTTCTATCTCATCAAGATTAACTTCTACAAGTTCTCTAGTCTCATTATCATCGGGGCATAAAACACTTACTTTTGCAGTTTCCCCTACTGATTTTGCACGTAGTTTTAAAAAGATATACTCTATATCAAATAGAGGTGCCTCATCAACATTGATAGAATCAAAAGTACAACCTTTAATCAATCCTTTTATTGCGTTGACAACATCTTTTAGATTTTGTTCTTTACCCTCAGTTGCAAGTAAAAGTATCTTTTGTTCTTTTACAAGGAACGGTCTATACTTTATTGTTTCACCTGTTGAGGGTAACTTCAAAGTATAAGTTGGGTTTTCTAGTTTAGGTAATGCCATAATTTTTCACCTCCTATGTTATAACGATTACAATTTTCTTAAAACAGCAGGAATCCTACTTCTTAATTGTCTTTCTACTGTATTAACGAACACATCACCAATTCTTTCAAGTAATGGTCTCGGTAATTCTGCTTCATCTGTTAAGTTTTTCCAATATCTATATGCCCATGTTACAGGTAATACAGATATAGAGTTTGTTGCTCCATAGTCTAGAGCAATCTCACCAACTGTTGCTGGATAACACTCGACTAATTCTATTCCAAATCTTCTTTTGTTTTCTTGATCTAACTGAAATATTTGTATGTTACCAACATAGTCAGCATAATATCCTACAGAAAAATCATGTCTGTTAGCTGCTATTCTTTGCCAAGCATCCATGAATTGTTTTTCTGCCATGTCAGCACTACATCTAATATTAGTTGCTACTTCAGCAAATGTTTGACCAGTCACTATTTTTCTTGGTGGACCGTAGATGTTTGTATCTTCTTGACTTTCTAAAGTCATTGCTGGAAATGCTATTTGTGTCATTTCAAGAGAAGTTTTTCTAACAATCTTTTTATTCTCTTTTAAAAAATCTGTATATGCTTTTAAATTAAGAGTTTCAGTTGTTTGTGTTTTTGGTGGACCAATAATTACTTCATAACGTGCTGGTCTAGAGTATCCACCATCTTGCTCTCTAAATGTTGCTATAATTTCATTTAAGACTCCGTATGCGAAGCCGTCTAGTAAAGAACTTCTTGCCATTAGATCATTCCCCTCGAATCTCTATGTACTTGTTGAATACTTGCTTTCTTAAATCTAGCAACTGGTAATAAAGTTGCGATAGTAAACTCATCAGCGTCAATTCTTCTAAATCTAGATTTAACTTTTGCATTTAAATATCTCTTTATTGCTGGTTTTATTAATCTCACTCTTTTTAATTTATTATAATCAGCAACAATCCTTGTTGTATTATCAAACTTATTATTATTAGTAAAATCAACTAATCTATCTAATAATCTTAC